AACTCAGCAGCGGAGAGTTAAACAATGTCAGCAATGTCCGACTACCTTGAGAATGAGATTCTCGACCACATCCTAGCTACAGGCTCATACACCGCGCCAGCTGCGGTATATGTTGGTCTGTCCACCGCATCTTTCGCAGATGACAACTCCGGCACAGAACTGTCCGGCAGCGGCTATGCCCGCGTTGCAGCAACCTTTGGTGCGGCGGCCTCCGGCACAGCCAGCAACTCGGCAGCCATCGAGTTCCCGGCGGCTACTGGCAGCTGGGGAACTGTGAGCCATTTCGGTATCTTTGACGCATCTACGGCGGGCAACCTGCTCATTCACGGTGCTTTCACAGCGTCTAAGACGATTGCCTCCGGCGACATCCTGAAGATTAGCGCTGGCGACTTGGATGTCTCAGCAGACTGAGGCTTGCAATGGCGACTTTGGAGCAACTGGATAGCTGGGGCAGTATGGATGCCCTAGACAGCTATGGAACGCTGGAGCAGCTAGATAATCTCACGCTGCATGAGGCTGCCTCCGCTGTGTCCATTGCTGCCACTGTTACCTCAGCCGTTCAGAGGATTTTAGCTTTCACTGCCGCCGTCACTGGTGTTGCCGCTGTTTCCGCTACGGCTTCATTCATATTTCGGATGTTTGCCTCTGTTTCTGTGGCTATAACCGAGACAACTGCGGCCAGCCGCGTGAGAACGGTAGCCTCCTCTGTGTCTGCATCATTTACAGCCTCAGCCATTGGCAATCTTGTGGTTGTTGCAGCTGGGGCGGCCACAGCAGCCATAGCAGCCACGGGAGCCGCAGTAGCTACTTTTGTAATGTCGGGCGCATCTTTGTTGCTGTTGTCGCAGTCCACCCGGATTAAGATTATCGGCGAGGATTGGTCAACTGTGGAGGATGAGGGCGAGACTTGGACAGATGCAACTGTAGGCTCCGAGACTTGGACGGATGCCACTGTTGGCGATGAAAGGTGGAACACGCAATGATTCAGTTTGGCGAGTGGCTGCCTGACCAGCCTGAAATCTCAAACCCCGGCGTTACAGTTGCCACCAATGTCATCCCGGCAGCCGCCGGGTATCGCTCTATGAAAAGTTTTGTGGAGTATAGCAACGCGGCCAGTGACACTATCAAGGGCATCTTTGCCGCTAAAGATGCAAGCGACAATGTGAAGCTGTTTGCTGGCGATGCCACAAACTTATATTTGCATAACTCCGGCACAAACAACTTGGACGACATTTCTGCAAGCACTTACTCGCTCTCAGACAGCGAGAAGTGGCGGTTTATTCAGTTCGGCGAGTATGTCATTGCCGCTGGCGGTATCGGCGAGGAGCTGCAGTCCTTCCAGCTGGGAACGAGCAGCACCTTCTCAGTGCTGACAACGGACGCACCAAAGGCGGATTATATCGCCGCTGTGCGCGATTTTGTGTGGGTGGCCAACATTGATGAAGGTTCTGGCCGCAAGCCGTTTCGCTGCTACTGGTCAGGCTTCAACGACATTACCAGTTGGACAGCCGGGACGGAGCAGTCCGACTTTCAAGACTTGCCGGATAGCGGCAGCATCACCGGGCTGGTCGGCGGTGAATATGCCACTATTCTGGCCGAGAGAGCAATTTACCGGGCGACATATACTGGCCCACCGCTTATCTGGCAGTTTGATAAGGTTGAGAGCGAGAAGGGCTGTAAGTTCCCCGGCTCCGTGTGCAATATCGGCTCTGTGGTGTTCTACCTATCAGATGATGGCTTCTATGCGTTCAACGGCCAGAGTTCTACGCCGATTGGCTCGGAGAAGGTCAACAACTTCTTTATGAAGGACTTTGACAGCAACTACGGCTACCGCATGACTAGCTCCGTTGACCCCATCAATGAGGTCGCAATGTGGAGCTATACAAGCGTTGATTCGCCCTCAGGCCAGCCAGACAAGATTCTGATATATAACTATGTGCTGAACCGCTGGTCACTGGCAGAGGTTGAGGCTGACTTACTGGCCCCGATGTTCACGGCTGGTTACACAGTGGATAGTCTCGACAATATTGCCGCCTATGTGGATGACCTGAATCAGTCCCTTGATAGCCCGTTTTACAAGGGTGGCCAATATATTTTTGGTGGCGCATACGGCGCAAACATCTACACATTCACGGGCGCAAACCTGACAGGCACGATAGAGACCTCTGAGGCTCCTCTGAGCGCAGGAAAGCACTCTATAGTCACTAGGGTATATCCATACTACGAAGGCGGCTCTGTGAGCCTAGAAATAGGCACTAGGAACAATCAGGCTGACACGCACAGCTACAGCACTGCCTCCAGCCCAAACACTGACGGGTTTGCCCCGTTCCGGGTGCAGGGCCGCTATCACCGGGCCAAGATGACTATATCTGGTGCTTGGGATAAGGCTCTGGGCATAGATGTTGAGGCGCGGGAGATTGGACGCAGATGACTGTTGAACAGAGACAGGCCAACTTCCGGGTATTGAACCCGATTACGGCTACAACCCGCGAGATTGCCGAGGTGTTGAACCGCACTGTCAATGGCGGCCTCAACAGCGTTGGTTATGTGACCCTGCCCGGCACTGTAACTGAGACCACTGTAAGCGATGACCGCTATCATGTGGAGACGCTAGTATTCTTCACCCCAGTCGGCCACGACCCTTGGCATCACAATCCCTATGTCAAGGACACCAGCACTAACGGCACTATGGTAATTGGACACGATAATGCAGGACATGACGCGACATTCGCCTACCTCCTTATTGGATAGCTTTGAGCATTTGGCGCACCACATAGAGGCCGCGCTGGAGTATGCGGGCGGCAGTCACACGCTGCTGGATGTGCTGGATGCTATCAAGGAGAACCGGGCGCAGTTTTTTCCACTGCGAAACTCTGCTATAGTGACGGAAATAGTGGATTACCCTCAGCGGTCGGTGTGCCGCATTTGGCTCGCGGGCGGCGATATGGACGAACTGCTGGAAGCCGAGAAGATGATAGCAAGATGGGCCAAGAAACTTGGCTGCACAGGAATGGAAATCATAGGACGCAAGGGCTGGGAAAGGCAGATGAAGGACTACAAGCCAGCCAGCGTAGTTTTAGTAAAGGATATTAGTGATGAGTAAAGGCGGCGGCAGAACTCGGACGATTACGCAGACCTCAGCGGCTCCAGCGTATGCACAGCCATATTTGGAGTATGGCCTGTCACAAGCAAGGCAGCTGTATGAATCACCCACCCCGGAATATTACCCGGAAAGCACTGTAGTTGGTTTTAGCCCGCAGACACAGGCCGCACTTGCTGGCCTTGAGGCTTATGCACAGGGGCCGCAGCCTATTGTGGAGGCTACCCAGCAGGCCGTGATGCAAAACCTGATGGGAACCAACCCGCTGCAAGCAGCTGCCTTCCGCCCGGTGGTTGAGCAGGTTGAGGCGCAGGCATCTAAGGCTGGCCGTTATGGTTCCGGCTATCAGCAAGCGGCTCTGGCGCAGGCACTAGCCCCGGCAGCGTTGCAGGCACAGCAGGCCGCTATCGCGCAAGCTCCGGGTGCTTTCCAGTTTGGTCAGGCTCCGTCTCAGCTTATGGCGCAGGTTGGCGCGGCTCAGGAAGCGCAACAGCAGGCCCAACTGCAAGCTGATATTGACCGCTTCATGTTTGAGCAACAGCGGCCACAGCAGAAGCTGGCCGAGTATATGGCAAGTGTGGCTGGCGGCACTGTTGGAGAGCGTCAGATTACGCCTCAGTATAGAAACATTGGCGCGGGCCTTCTGGGCGGTGCTATCGGCGGTGGCCAGCTGGCAAAGCTGTCAGGTGGGGCTATTGATTCTGGTCTAGGCATTGGCCTCGGCGCATTATCTAGCCTTTTTGGGTAGGAGTTACTTATGGCTAACGGCATTTTGGATATGTTTGGCACAGACTTTGATGACCCGCGCACTCAGGGGCTGCTGGGCCTCAGCTTGGGTTTGTTAGAAGCTGGTGGCTATCAAGACAGGCCGACCACGCTCGGTCAGGCTTTGGCCCGTGGTGGTCAGATGGGCATGAAGTATCGCCAAGCCGCCTTGGAAGCACAAGAGCAAAAGCAGGCTCGTGAGCAGCAGCAGGCGTATCGTGAGCTTCAGATGCAGCAGCTCCAGCAACAGATGGCTAAGTCACAAGCAGAGGCAGCTCGCCGCACTCAAATGCAACAAGCGGCGACATCTATGATTACTGGCGGTCGTCCTATTGTATCAAGAGAGGTTGCCCAAGACCCAGAGATTCAACGCCGACTTGCCTTGGCTCAAGCCTTGCCTCAAGCGTTCATGGAAAAGCAGTTGGCCAGAGAGTTTGCCGCGCCGAAAGATGTTCCGGCTCCGGGCAACCCTTACCCGATTCCTGTT